TGTTAGTAGAGACTGGGCTTTAACAAATCAAAACGATACTCCTGGACCTGTTAGACGAATTACCAACTACCCGACAGTTCCTCTGACAAATTACAAAGTTCGCAGAACCTATTTAGCCGGAGGAACCAAATGGCCTCAATATGCTTGGGCGCCAGGTATGTTGGGATTTCCTGTAAGAAAAAAAGGGTCTCTTAGGTAAACATATACATATACATATACATATACATATACATATACAATAAGGTCTCATATCGTGGATAAGACTTTATTGTATTTTTATATTCTTTATTATTTTTTACTTTCTATTCTCTCAAGGAAGGATTTACACAGAGAGCTTGTGAAGGGAAAATATCGCCAGACATACACATATCTCCTTCTTTAACAGCAATACAGCTACGGAAACCTCTGTCTTCGCCTATATAACAATATCCAGATTTACCCGACCCGTTTCTCTGAGTAGAACTCATAGAATCATCAGGTAAAGGTTCGCTATTATATTCAGCATCTGCTAGAGCACTAGATAGGGATGCCGACAATAAATTCTGTTTGGGCATATTATTTGGTTGAGATGGGAACTGTCCTCCTTGCCTTTGCTGTTGCCCTTGACCTTGATTAGCACCCTGTTCTAAATCCAACTGTCCCTGAATCACGTTAATACCACTTTCTACTGTTCCGGCAGCAACATCTATACCCAATTTAGCTCCTGATGCCGCAATTTGTGTTACATCTTTGGTCGTTTCAGTAACAACGTAACCCAGACTTTCTAGAATAGTTTTAAGAAGAGGAGCCAATGCTTCTTTAATAATTTGAAAAAAATCACCTAAATAAGAAAAGATATTCACACCTAAAAAAAGAAGAATAACAACAATTAATCCAATTCTTGTATAACTTGTTTTTCCATTTGTTGACAAATAACCAACATTAGAATTAGATGAGGATACACTAGGATATGATTGAATATCCGCTGTTATACCTGAGGGAATGTTATTACTTACACTTTCCATATATAAAAATGAATATATAAAAATAAAAATTAAAACTAGGTATAATATATAATGGATTATATAATTCCGGCATTTTCTATGTTAGCACTAGACGGCCTTTATTTATCCAATATTGGTGGACCTTTATTTGCCAAAATGGTCAAGGGAATCCAAAAGGAGGAAATGAAATTAAATATGTATGGGACAATAGGTTCTTATATCCTACTAATATTAGTCCTATATAAATTTATTATAATGGAACGTCGTTCATTAACAGACGCGTTTATATTGGGATTGTGTGTATATGGTGTATTTGATTTTACAAATATTGCCATATTTAAGAATTATAACTGGATACCTGCCATGCTAGATACATTATGGGGTGGTATTTTATTCTATTCGGTTACCTGGTTTACCTATAAAGTAATGGGAACAAAATATTAGAAACACCCTCTAGTTATTTAACTGCGTATAATGGTATTCATATTATTTAACGCCTCCAATTTTTCAAATGTTTTCTCTCTGTTACTCTTTTCCAGCCCTGTAAATAGATAATTTTCTACAGGTGCTTGTTCATTCTTTTTTATTTCCTTGTAGATGAGATTTATTTTTTTTGTGATATTATCTACTCCTTCTTTGTTTGTTATTATATCTATAGTCGAATCAAATTTGTCTGTTAACAAAGATATCGCAAAATAAAGCAAATATTTCCTCTTCTTTTTAGCACCACTGGTATAACGAATACAAAAGAGCTCAAACACGCTTTTTAGTATTTTTTTAGACATTTCATTCTTGCTTTTTGAATTTGTATGAAATAAAACGTCCCATATTAACCATATCGGTTCTTTTACACATTTTTCATCTACATGGACAAATAGTCTTCGTTCACATATACAAACTTCCTTTTTCTTTTTACATAATGATTCAAATTCCATTATCCATTCTAGCCAATAACATGCTTCTAATGAATTCAATGATTGTTTAGATACATGATACGCAAATTCATTGACGGCAATAAATAATTCTTTTGGGTCATCTTTTTTAAATATTGCGGTCGCATATTCAACGCTTGGCGCTTTTAATTTGCTTGCCATATTGGTGATATCAAATTCCTCTTGTTTTTTTATTTTGACACTTTCAATAGAATGTTTTTTATTCGAATTACAAATGATAGTGATAATTTCAGCAAATATCTTGCGTACTTTGTCATTATTACGCATATTCAATTCAAATCCAGTATAGCACGAAATAATCTCTTTGAAATGATTAAATCGCATTTCCAAATAAATAGGCAATTTAGGATTACCTAAATGAATATGTTTCCCAACGAAATTTAAAATGATATCCCATAGGTCTATAAAGCAACCACAGCAAATAAATTCGGCACTCCAATGTAAGGCTTGTTCGATACGCCCGGTCGCAAGACTATTTAGTAATTCTTTTTTTACGTCTGTTTTTTTAAATTTTGAAAATGTAATTCCCTTGAATTCGGCTTCACTTCTTATATCGTTGATTTCAAATTCATTCATATAAAATTTATTATAAAAAAAATAACATAAATATACATATATATATGACAGAAATTACAACCTTTTTTGGAAACACAATAAGTAAAATTTATAATAGGATAGAAAGATATTTACAGAAAATGCCTGTTTGGTTTCATTTATTAATTTTACTAGTTATTATATTTGTTTTAGTAAATGTATATAGAACATATACACCGGTAAAAGAAGGGTTTATTGACCAAAAGGAAAAGTTTGTAGTAAAAAAAGGAATGGATCTATTTGATGATTTTTATGTAAATATATATGACGAATTATTTTATAGAGAACTTGTCAATCAATATGAAGTTGGCACTATTGAAAATATCACCAAGCCAACGAGCGAAAGCAATTTTTTGATTATTGGTAGTAACACTGGACATGTAGCAAATCAAATTCACAAACAAGGATCTAAAGTGATAGGTTTAGATGAATCCAAATCAATGGTTAAATATGCTAAAGAAGAATACCCAGAAATAAATTTCGTTCAAGGAACTCCTATGAAATCAATGACATTTAATCAACAACAATTTACTCATGTTGTATGTTTGAATATGACTTTTTATTACTATAAGGATAAATCTACTTTATTACAAAATATTTTTAATTGGTTACGTCCGGGAGGATTTTTCGTTGTTCAGTTAATTGACAAGAACAAGTTTGATCCTGTTGTCCCGGCAGCTAAGCCATTTATTATGGTCAATCCTCAAAGCTTTGCTGACAAAAGAATTACCGAGTCAAATGTTGTCTTTAATAATTTTGATTACAAGTCTGACTTTCAAATATTTCCGAATGATGTTGTTCAGTTTCAGGAAATTTTCAAAGACACGACTTCTGATGAGAAGAAGACCAGGCAAAATATTCATAAATTGTGGATACCTTCCAAGCAAAGTGTTGTAAAACAATGTAAAGAAGCTGGGTTTATTACTTATGCGCAAGTCGATTTAATGATGGCACAAATGGAATATCAGTATTTATACGTATTCCAAAAACCAGAATAAATAGCAGGTTTTGTTTTTCTTTTCAGACAAGTAATAAATTTAATCTATTATCAGGTTAAATTTATTTTTATTTTACATCGGCTATATATGTTCTAATTAGTCGTTGACTAACGTTCTACCATATGTATACCATAACGCTACCGAAATAACACTTCCAACGACAAATCCATGACCGGCTGATTGTAATGTTTTTCCAAACATAAAATATCCAATTAGTGGGAAAAGTATATATGAAATCAATACATAGAACACCATTATTTGGGTATATCTCATAAAATTAGAAGATGCCTTCATTTACAGTTATACAATATTAAATTATTATTGTTTCATAAATAACTTAACACACTCCCATACTTTGGCTGATTCTTGAAGGTTAAATGCCCCTCTCTTTTGCGCCAAATGAAGAAATGATACCATGACATTTAATGCCGTATTTTCATCCGTAATATTAACATCGATAAGTGATTGTTGCTGTTGCTGTTGCTGTTGCTGTTGCTGTTGCTGTTGCTGACTCCTCTCTACAGTGTGCATTGAAATATTGTTATCCATATACTTAATAATAATATTTTTTTAGATGTAGTTAAACGTATTTATTATCTTACATATTTACCGGCTCTAGCAAAAGAATCAACTATAAAAATAATAAATATTCCTAAAAAAGAATATAATATTAATTCTTCGGTTACATTGCCGGTTTTTTCATCTTGTTGCTCTTCCAATAAATAAATAATTTGATTTAATTTTGTTAATAGTTCATCTTTACCAACACCATTTGGACTATTGTCGTCTGAACTCTGATTAAAATAGGGGACATATTGTTGGTAATATTGTTTCGCATATTCACTTGGTAATTGTGTGAATCCTTCCTGTTGCTGGTGATTTTGTATTTCCTGGTTTATTTGAGACTGAGGTATATTTTGTTGGGCATTCATTCTATCGGTTAGTCCATATTCTATTGAATTGATACCATTGCCATTACCATTCACATTAGTCATGCGTTCCATACCGGCAGAATTGGGGTGTTGAAGTGGTTGGAAATTACTTAATCCACCTTCCTCTTCGTCCTCGTCATCAACGTCAACATCGTCATATTGTATGCGTTTTTTTAATGCTTCAATATTCGCGTTTGGTTTCAATGGTTCGCGACGCTTTAAGGTCTTATTTCTCATGGGTTCTCTTTTTTTTTGTATTTGTTTGGTTTCCATATTTTCAATATTAAATTCAGAGGCATACATTGCTAAAGACATTTACTTATAAAAAATACAGATAATAATTTGAATAAGTTACGGAAAAATTATATTTTTTATTTATATAAGGATACATAATGTCTAACTTGATGAATTTTAATAGTGTTTTAGGCAAAATGATACTAATTATCTTGATAATTGTAGCCACTCATTTTCATATTTTAGCTGGTATACTAATACTTTTGGTAGTTATTTCAATGAAACAACCTCTGTTTGAGGGTATGGAAAATAACGATAATACAAAAAACAGTATGACCGACCATCAAGCCAATGGCACAACAACTGAATCGATTAAACCCCATGATATGGTTGATACAAGTAGTGATATGGATACTGATACAGATAATGAGAGTGATATTAATAATTCTTCCATCTCAATGTTTAAAAAAAATAATTGTAAAAATGGTATTTTAATGAAAAATGGTAAAAGGGTAACAAGTGATTTGATTAAAGAGAGTTTTCCCAATGTTAAATTTACAAAGGAACAATGTAATCCATGTGACGATGGTTGCGAGTTTGAAATTGTTTCTTCGGTTGAACAAATAACAAATGAAGAAAATCTGCGACCACATGACTCTAATACTCAACCAGTGGACCGAGAACAGGTTACTAAAAAACAATAAGTATCATATGGAGACCTACTATTGGTTCCCGGTTTAGTTAGTTTAGATAAACCATCTATCTGCCGTTTAGAATAGAATAGAATAGAATATTTAGAAATGCGCAATATGCGTATAAGAAACAGACATGTTTATTGTTATATGATTCCATTTATTTTTTCTAATGTATATATAACAATTATGCTCGAAATATTAAATGTGCTAAATAATAGTAAATATTTTACTGGTATCATGATGATTTTACTAAATATTGGTTCTAGATTTGTTGAAATAAAACTAAGCGATTCTATGGAGGCGTATGTTAAATATAATATTGGTAAAGAGCTTTTAATCTTTACGATAGCCTGGATGGGTACAAGAGATATTATTGTCGCTCTAACCTTAACCGCTGTATTTGTTATTTTATCAGAATTTGTATTAAATAGTAACAGTAAATTTTGTATGTTACCAGATAAGTATAAAACAAGAATGGTAATAGATACGAATAGTGACGGACTAATCAGTGACATTGAAATAAATAAGGCAATAGAAACATTGGAAAAGGCGAAAAAACAAAAGGACAAGGTTAGACGAATGGAATTATTAAATCATTATCAAAACGTAACTACTTATTAGTAAACTTCTTATTTCATTTTTGTATTTTATAGTTTATATTTTGTAGTTTATAGTTTGTATATTGTATGCTAGTAACTAATAAATAATATATTATTATTATAAGATGAGTAATAATATATTGAAAATTACATTTGATGCCTCTACCATAAATGGGAATATTATTAAAGATATGCGTTATAGTCCGAGCATGTCTAGTCCCACGTTATATAGTCAGTTTCCTAACATACTTTTTATACCATCTATAAAAATAACAAAAGACCTATTTGATGCGGGTTTAGGTGACGATGACATTAAAAAAACATTTCTTTCTTCTGCCCAACTTGATAATTTTATTACTAGGCTACAAGAAAAGAAAATGTATAAGCCGATTACCATAGCTGATGCGCGAGAGAAAGGTATTATCTATAACAACATTAAATTTCTTTTGGACTTATTTTTTAAAAAAGGGGACAGTTTTTTTATATATCAGACACAATATGTTATTAACAGTTATAAGTGGAATAACAAATATGTAATAACACCCGTTCCTGGACAGAAAACGCCAACTGTTGATATTAAGATACAACTTGTATTACACAAGGGTAGTGAGTTGTCGTTTATAGAATCTACACGATTGAATTGTATACAGAAAAGAGAGAGTATTGTGAATGACTACTATTATTTGGTTGGGTTAGAAAAACCACTTGGTAAAACGGCTCCATTGAGTGAACGTCCGGTTGATACATCGAATAAACCTAGACTGACACCACCTGTAAAAAAAACAGTTACCACCACTACTACCACTTATACGGGTGGCAAACGAACTGGCAATCGAAGACGAACGAAAAAAAACCGAAAATAGCAACTTAAAAAAAGGCACTATGTAACACGTATATGTATTATGTGTATGTATACATCAAAAATAAATATTTAATTGTTATATAATAATTAAATGTTCATCAAGCTGGATTCTATGTATGATTTTATCTCCGTTTTTGCGCTCGTGGCAAATATCTATATTTTATTTAGTTTAGAACCTATACTAATATTGGGTTCTGGTATATGTTTGTTTTTTCACGACTTTATAAAAGAAGTCACTACTGGATGGTATGCTCCAATATTTAAACGACCAACTGGTGCTATGAATTGTTCGCTCTTTAACACTGGTGGTTTAGTTGACCATAAATCCGGATTTCCGTCAGGTCATGTAACCACCATATCATTCTTGATGAATATGTTATGGTTGCGTAGTACAAAAAATAACTGGACTAGTATATTCATCTATAACTTTCCTATCATTTTAATGGGGTATGCCAGAATTATGAAAGGTTGTCATAATTTAATTCAGGTGATAGCAGGTTATTTATTAGGATATGTGATATCATATAATTTATACCTACATCAAGAGTACATCACCACGTATTTAGATGGTACATATCGTTCCTTTTTTGACAAATCAATTACATTGGATGAAGATGAAATAAAATTGAAATAAATGTTCTGTCTTGGCGTAATTTATCCATTACTTACATTATGTCAATTTTATTGTTACAATTAGGGGACGTTTCTTCTGGTATCATAATCAAACGTCCGTCTCAATATTGTAAAACACCCTACGTAGCAGATGTTCAACTAGAAAATGGTGAGGAAATATTGGGTCATTCGCCTTCGTTAGGTTGCTGTGGTCTAGCTGAAAAAGATTCGCTTGTAATAATGAGTAAAACGACATCCTCCTCTAATAAAAAACTTGTATGTAGTCATCGTATAGATCTGGCGGTATATAACGAAACAACCGCTGACAATGAGGATGTTGTAACTATAGTTGGAATCAATCCAAAATTAGGAGAAACTATCGCAGAGGAGGCATTGAAAAACAACTGTATTCAAAACTTGATGAGTGTAAAATCGTATACACGTGAAGTCAAGATTATGAATTCCAGATTTGATTTTGCTGGAATTGATGAAAATGGAATACCATTTATATTGGAAATAAAAAACGTCCCACTGGCTGATTATGTTGATGTTCCAAAAAAAGAACGCAAACATTATATAGCCGAATGTGAAAATAAACGATTTGATGAAAAAATTGCGTATTTCCCGGATGGATACCGAAAAAAGAGTACAGACGTTGTTAGTCCGAGGGCACTTAAACATATCCAAGAGTTGGAAGAAATAGCAAAAAAAGGGACTATTCGCGCCATATTGTGTTTTATTATTCAACGAAATGATGTGAAACATTTTCAAACGTCAAATGTCGATTTAGTTTATAAAAAGGCAGTTTATCAAGCCTCTCAGAATGGCGTAGAAATTAAAACGATTCAAGTAGAATGGACCAAACAAGGTGATTGTTATTTTGTAAGAAATGATTTGCCCATTTTACTGAACAATGAAGATAAATAACAGAATCATACGTACAGTCGTAACGATGTTACTTACCATGTTATAGATATTGTTTTTTTTGTTTTTTTGTTTTTTAGATATAATTGAAGTATACAATAGATTAGATTGAATTATAGTAAAAACTCTTTGAAATGTGTTTTCAAATAAATTGTAAGCATAATCCTCTAGCAATAATGATCTCCCAGTACAACATTAGTATTAGTAGCAGTATTAGCACTAGCACTAGCACTAGCAATACTGACGCGTTAATATATGTGGACAACTACTATCATACAGAACACTTGCCTATTATAGATGTTGAATATTTACGAATACTTGATTCTATACGATTAAACTACGAAAAAACTGGAAGTATGGACTATATTATAGGTATAATTATATCTGTATATAGTATATATCGTCTGATTATTGAAATTATCCGAACAATTCGTACAACATCATAAACCATAAAAAGTATAAACCATAAAAAGTATAAACCATAAAAAGTATAAACGAACCATTATATTATTAAATAGCAAACATGCGATTTAATATTACCTATAGTGATTATAAAAATAAAACAATGTCTCATTCTTTTTGTTCTTGTAATCTAAAACGTGAAGTTAAACCTGAATTATATAGTCCGTCTAAAAGTAAATATGATTACAAAAATATAAACACTCGTAAAATATTTGAAGTAGACAATAGTATAACTGAATATATAGATGTAAATGGTATCACTAATTATAAGGTTAAAATTAAAATGTCACCACAAAATGTATATAACACCAATAAACTGACTAAGCTAGATAAAATTATAAATAACATATGTAATACGATATTTATCAATGTAGTAGATACAACAATAAACGTGACTAATACAACCGATACAACGGATACATATGGAAGTAGCAATAATAGTAATAAACAATTCGTATTTATCATGAATGAACACGAACTAAATTTCGTGTCTATTCCTATGCTAATTCCAGAATTAAATATTTCACTTACAGTGTATGATAATTACGGGATACACAATATGATACAATTGTACAAAGAAACACGCATACGCATTGTGAACTGAAACGAATTATACTACGCTTTTATACATTTCTAATGCTTTTTCGCGTTGTATTTCGTAGTCAACGATTGGTTTTGGGTATTTAATATTTGGATATTTCGCCCATTCTTCATTCCATTGGTGTATTGCCTCTGGTGGAATATCTTGTAGTTCAGGTATCCATTTTTTAATGTATGTAGCTTCGGGATCATGTTTATCGGACTGAGACCATGGATTAAATATACGAAAGTATGGTTGTGAATCCGCACCAGTCGAAGCAACCCACTGCCAATTTCCATTGTTACTGGCTGGATCATAATCTGTTAAATGCTGAGAAAAATATTTTTCACCGTCTTCCCAAGTTATAAGCAACGTTTTAATCAAAAAACTGGCTGTTATCAATCGGGC